TTGTTATAATTACTAATCCACCACCCCCTCTTCCTGTACGAATATCAACAGCAGCTCCTATATATTGACTTCCACTCATTCCAGCACCACCACCACCACTACCTGTAGCACCAATACCTCCTATTGCAGTAAGCCTTTGAAAAGTATTTTGATTTAAAAGACCTCCTGCACCACCTGTAAAAAAGAATGGTTTTGCAGATTGATATCCAGTAGTTCCCTCACCATAAGCTAGTTGATTGTTTCTAGAAACAGTTGGTCCTGCACCATCAAGTGTAACAAATTGTGAATATAAAAGATCTGCAGATTGTATAATTCCTCCATTTGAACTACCAGCACCAGAACCAAATCCACCGCCACCTGTACCACCACCTGTAATACCATTTGCTAATAACGTTAAATTAACAGCATTACGAAATCCACCACCACCATTAAAATATGCACCACCAGCAGAACCACCTTGACCTGAATTAGAATACCATGTACATAAACTTAAATATCTTGGATTTGTAGTTGAGTTAGCAGATAATGCAGCTCCACCTCCACCACCATTTCCACTAAGAGTGTTATCACGACCTCCTTGACCTCCTCCAGCTATACTTGCTCCATTTACAACTAAACAATCAGACATATTAGTAGAAGGATATAAACTTACATAACTTAATGCTCCATTACCTCCATCCTCACCTCCTCCAGGTTGAGCATATTCTACATTTGGAGAACCTCCACCTATTCCACCTACAGCAACTTGAATATATAATACATCAGGAATAAGAAAAAATGGAACTGTTGCTATAGTATAAGCAGCTCCTCCACCTCCTCCACCAGCAGCACCTGGGTTAGGACTAGTCCAATTACGCATCCCACCACCACCACCACCACTACCTATACACATTATATATGCAACAGTGGCACCTTTTGGTTTATTCCAAGTTTGCCAAGATCCACTGCTGTTAGCAGCATTAAATATTTGCTTGTTTACATTATTTGGTAAATCAAATACATCTATCATTAGTATCCTATTATTATTACGAATCCATTACCACCACGACCACCTGCTGGATTAGCTGCACTACCAGCACCACTACCACCTCCACCAGATCCCCAAGTTCCACTACCACCAGTTCCACCTATTGCACTCATGTTACCACCTCCACCTGTACCACCTATTGCACTAAATGGTTTTTTAATTAAACTTCCTGCTCCACCTACACTTGCAGCACCCAAATTAGGAGTTCCTCCATTAAATTGTGGATGTATATTAGATGCTAAAATATTACCTCCTGCAAACCCAGTACCTCCTGAAGCTTGTTTTCCACCACCCCCTGTACCTCCATATATTGCAGATGTAGTGACAGAATAGTCAGTACCAACAGTAACACTACCCCCATTTGTACCACTTCCACCATTTGTTGTAGTGATGGGAAATATAGATTGAACTAAGTTAATGTATCCACCACCACCACCTGCAGTTCCTCCTACAGCACCACTTCCTCCATTAGGAGATAGTAACACGTTAGCTTGTAAAGTATTTCCATAATATGTTACGTAAGTGGCTCCACCTGCAATACCAGAAGCACCAGCTCCAACACCACCTGTACCACCAGTTCCTATTTGTAAATATAGTGTATCAGGTAATAAGAAAGAAGGTACATTTATTGTGGCAAGACAACCTCCACCACCACCACCTCCTCCTGCACCAGCAGATGATGTAGCAGCTCCACCACCACCTCCACCACCTGCACCAGCAGCAATTATAATAAAACCACTATAGTCTGTAGGTTTATTCCAAGTTTCCCAATAGCTAGTTGATACAGCAGGTGAGTCAAATGTCCATACAAAACCATTATTTGGTATATCAAATATCATTATATTGTTTTTATTAGTAGTCTCCTCCTATTACAGATACATAGTAACCTGCTGCCACACCTGTACCAAGAGTTACATTAAGAACATATCCTGGAGGCAATCCATAGTTTAAAGGAATTTCAAATGATGCTTGAGCAGTATTTTCTGATATGGTTGTTGCTGGGAGTGTAATCTCATCATATAAGACGTTATTAGCTGGTGTAAGATTACTACTACCATTATTAATAAATACACGAGCAACAGTTTGTACGTTTGTACCTGCTGATCTAAACCTTACTCTTTGAACATAAGAGCCATTAGGTCCTGCTGTGAATACAGTTAAGACAGTTCCTGTACCATCTTTGTTTGTATTACTAGATAAAAGTGCTGTTGGTCCCCACTGTGTTTCAGGGGTAAGAGTAAATATGGGTGCTGTATTAGCTGGCATAACTTATAATTTTAATATATTGATAAAACGTTTAATCCTCTGATTGATCCTACATAAGTGAGTCCTAGTGTAAGACTTTCACCAGATGTACCTGCTGTACCAAAGGTGGCACCACTTGTACCTGCAGTTCCAAAACTTCCTGTTCCACTACTTCCAGATGTACCACTAGTACCAAAAGTTTCGCCACTAGTTCCTGCTGTTCCAAATGTAGCACCACTAGTTCCTGTAGTACCACTAGTACCTGATGTTCCACTTGTTCCAAATGTTGCTCCACTACTTCCACTAGTTCCTGCTGAACCACTAATACCTGATGTACCAAAAGTACCTGACTCTCCACTAGTACCTGATGTACCACTTGTGCCAAAAGTTTCACCACTAGTACCACTAAATCCACTAGTGCCTGCAGTGCCAAACGTAGCTCCACTAGTTCCACTAGATCCTGCTGTTCCAGAAGTACCAGCAGTTCCAGAAGTTGCACCAGATACACTTCTTGTAAATGTAAGAGATGTTACACCAAGTGTAATTGGATTAGCTGTTGATATAGTGTATACAAATCCTTGACTAATTGTTCCAGAAATAATAAAAACTAATAGTCCTTGGAATACATCATCATCTAAAGACATGTCTACAGCTCTAGTCCATGTACTAGATCCAACAATATAAATACCATTATCTGCTGCTGTTCCTTGGTCTTTTACCAACACTCTCTCACCTACAACTAAAGCTACACCATCAATAGTTTGTGTACCACTTAGTGTAATTGGTGCTGTTGTAGCAACACGACAAGGGAGGCTATAACTAACCCCCTTGATCTGTGCATATGTTCCTATCCTTGTTATGGACATAATTCGTTATTTATATTAATAGAATAATAATTGTCTGTAACATTCAGTATTAGAATGTCTATTTAACCATAAGTATTTCAATCCATCCACTGTTGTAAACACTTCCATTCTATTTCCAATGATAGCAACACCTGCTAAATATGGATAAACACCAGCACCATATGTAGTGTATTGCGTAACATCCATGTAATATAATCTTTGTGTAACATCTTTTGTAAAATATATTCTATTTCCACCATCATATGCATACATACTACCTGTAGATAGAGTTTCTGCTTGAGGAGTGATAGCAATTTGATCAAATGTACTTGTTGTAAGATCTATTACATCCCAGTTAACAAGACCACCACCACGAGGAATAATCATAAATTTACCACGTGTGTTTAACATATTTGTACCAGGAGTCCAGTTAAGTTCAATTCCTGTACCTCTAATTGGTTGTTGTAAAATAGAATAAGATGTACTAGCAGCAACTGGTGCTGTACCAGCTCCAAACGTAAGAACGTTTGCTGTATTAGATGAAATTAATAATTCTTGTTGTTGACCAGTACCAGTTAAAAACTTCAATCTTCTACCAGCAAATATATTCACAGCCCATCCTGTAGAAGTTAATGTACCAGATCCAACTGTTTGAGATCTTGATACAGTGTATGTACCAAGACCACCATATGTATCAGGACCAACAGCAGTGATCATTGTACCTGCTAATGTAGCACCTCCTGTTATTACAGAACCAACACCTAAATATCCAGTTGATACAACAGTGACAGTTAATGTAGTTCCTGATATAGAAGCAGTACCACTAAATGTAGAAACGTTTGTATCTTGTAATGTTGTTGTACTCACTGTACCTGTAGCAATACCTGCAAACATGTTACCAATAACTTCTTGTCTTCTTCCTATAACATATCTAGTAACACCATTTGTAGGAGCTGTACCAACCGCTGTAAATGTTAAAGTTGTAGCAGTGTTAGAAGTAATTTGAAAAGCCTGTCCTGTAGCAACACCAGAACCAGCAGTGACAGCAGTTGTAGTCATTGTAACCATATATCCTGCCCACTGATTTACTGTCCAGTTTTTAGTAGCATCAGCAAGTGTTGTTGTTGATAAAGAATTTGCAAATGTAGTTGCTCCTGGTGTACTACCCATTGTATAAGTGAAGGTAGTTGAAGAAGGAACTGTAGCAATAGTAAATGTACCATTAAATGCAGCAGCTGTAGCACCACTCACTGTAACAGATTGACCCACCCTATAGTTGTGGTTGATTGCTGTAGTGACAGTGGCTGTTGTTGTAACGTTTGCTAATGTTGTAAGAGCTATTGGTTTATTATTTGCATATTGAACAGATCCAATTGCAGCTATACCAGAATCATAATTCTTAGTATATGTACTTAAATCAGCATTTAAATTTTGTATTAATACACCAGCATTGTTACCTAACATTGCATAAAGCTTATCATTATCACCTTGTATAGTATAAACACTTGTAGCATCTGTTGCCACTGATATAGCTTTATAGAATGTAAGAGTGGTTGCTGTATTAGATAAAATTTGTATCACTTGTCCTTTTCCTGCACCAAATGATATTTCCACTGAATAGTTTTTCCATCTATTAATTGCCCAACTCTTTGTAGAATCAACTAATGTTGTTGTTGAACCAGCACCAGAAGCAGTTCCTGCATCAAAACCCTCAATAAAATATTGACTAGTTGCATCAGGAGCTACAACCATAGAAGCAAATGTCAATGTTGTTGCTGTATTAGAAGCAATTAAAGATTGTTGTCCTTCTCCTGCTCCACTAAATATTCTAACATAATATCCTGCCCATTGGTTAGTTGTCCAAGATTGACCACTATCTGTTAATGTTGTATTAGTACCTGTAACAACTTGTGTCATAGATGTACCAACAACTGTAGATGTAGTTCTTGCCCATATAGATGCCCCTTCTCCTGTTCTTTCTAGTGTTGCATCTGTACCAACAGCAGCAATGTTAGCTGAGTTAGCAGTTCTAATATACCACGTATCTGTTAATACATCATAATGTTGTAATGAATAAAATGGTGTAGCACCA